CCCAATGTTAGATTTGATATTACAGAATAATGGATGCAACTCGTCTTCGCACTAATCATCTCACTAAACGGGGAAGAGCAAGGTAACAGAACAAGTTACTGGGAAGACATAAACCGGTGTAGATATTTTGCTACGCGGTTGCATAGACAGGCATATAACAACAGCTACCATTTTAGTAAGGCACCTATAAAAGCCTACTGCATTCCGATCTGGGTCGATCCAAAGACCACAAACATCTTCCAATAAATAATAACTAACATCAGTAGGGGGGACTTGATGGTAGATCCGGCCAGCGCGGCTATGATTGCTAGTAGTGCATTCGCCGCAATAAAAAAAGGTTTTAGCATTGGCCGCGATTTGGAATCTATGGCCGGAGATCTCAGCCGCTGGATGGGTGCTTTAAGCGACTTAGACCAAGCAGAGAAGGAAGCAAAAAATCCCCCTCTCTTTAAGAAGATGTTTAATGGGGAGTCTGTAGAAGCCGAAAGTATTCGAGTATTTGCCGCCCGGAGAAAAGCACAATCCCAAAGAGAAGAGCTCCGTAATTGGATTTCATTTACTCTAGGAAAGTCAGCTTGGGATGAACTCGTCCGTACCGAAGCGGATATTCGGAAGAAAAGACAAGAAACATTATATAAGCAACGTGAAAAGCGAAGAAAGTTTGTTGAGGCCCTAACTATTATATTTTTAGTTTTACTTTTGGGCGGAGCAATGATATTACTTATATACTTTCTTATCAAGGCCAAGGGTGCTTGATAAATGCCCCTATTATAGGGTATAATAAGCCTACATGAAGAAAATAAGTAACGCCTCAGTATTAGACGGCATCTTCCTTTTCAATGTATCTGAAGACCATAGACTCTACTGTATGTACGAGTTTTATAATTACTTCATATATCCACTCATGTATGACCGTGTACGGATATGGTACGAAGATAGTAAGCCCGTAGGATTATTCACATATTGCTTTCTCAGTAAGGAGAAGGCTGACGCATTCCTCAATGAAGATTATTTTCTTCAGGAAGAGGATTACATCCCTGATGATGGGGATGAATTATGGGGAGTTGAATTTATAGCTCCTTATGGCCACGCAAGAAAAATGGTGGCCGAACTCAAGCAAGAATACGCACATAAATACGGTAAACCCCGTCCCATTTATTGGCGTAGATTGCATAACCCAACTGACAGAAAAAGAGGTAGATTATAATGGGCGGTTCACCAGCACCTCCTCCAGCCCCAACTCCGCCGGATTATTCAGCACAGTTCAGCAATCTACAGTCTGGACAATCGACTATCCGACAGGACATAAGTGGGCTGAATACAGGATTTAAAGACGAATCTCGTGATATTCAGGACAAGCTTTATAAAGGCTTTAACGAACAAGAGGATCGTTTCGATGATATCGACTCCGGACTTACGGGGCTCGGTAATACAGTAGACACCGGCTTCTCGGATATGGGTACTCAGATCACTGGTCTTGGTACAGACGTAGGTAATCGTCTGGACACCTTCGATCAGAATATGAATACCAACTTCACAGGGCTAGGTAATCAGGTTGAGACAGGCTTTACCGGACTCGGTAATCAGGTTGATAGCCGGTTCAATACCTTAAATGATGGTATGAACACAGGCTTTGCCACGGTCATGACTGATATGGGCACCGGGTTCACAAACCTCGGTAATACCGTACAGCAAGGTGATCAGGCCCTGATGCAGGGACAAGAGGAAGGCTTTGCTGGCGTAAATGAAAACGTCACTAATGTCGGAGCTAATCTCGGTAACCAACTTACTGAAACGAGTGCAAACGTACTAGCTGGACAGCTTAGTATTCAAGACCTTGTTAACCAGTATGGTGCTAATCAGGATACTTACTTCCAAGCATTGTCACAAGGTCAGACGGAGTCTCAGGCACGTCAGGCGGCATTGCAGACAGGTCTTGATCAGTTCCGTGGTGATTATGACCGCAACACTACACTTGCTAATCAGCAACGTGGCCGTATCCAAGACGCGGTTGTGGGCGGACAAGCACAGATTGGCGAACAGATTGCACAATCTTCTGATGCACAAAGCCGGTTGCTCGGTAATGTTGGTCAGAGTGTTCAGCAAGTTGGTCAAACAGCCAATAACATCGAGAGTGCACAGGCCAAAGACTTTAGCCGTATTGCGAAACAAATCGCTACTGGTTTTGACGATGGTTCTGCCGAAACAGCATCAGCCCGAAATGAGTTTATTGATAGGCTAAACACTGTTCGTACTGTTCTACAAGATCAGGGTGCAAACATCGATGCCGGTATCCGTGAAACTTACTCTACTCTAGTAAGCTCCTTTGACGATCAAGGTGCGCTTATTCAAAGTAGCGCAAACGCGGATGGTTCTCGTATATCCCGAGCACTTGACCAGCAAGGTAACCTTCTTCTCGCCGCGTTCGACAGAACAGGAACACGAGTAGATCAGCAATCTTTAGATATCAACAGAATGATGTCTCAGATGGATCAATTTGGTTATCGTCCCGGTTCTAATGCCGCAATGGGTTCAATGAGCCCGGGCATGACAGCAACACAGCCGGCGGCAGTATATTCAGGCTTTGCGTCTCCTTTCGCGCAGACACGATAATAGGAGAAGCACAGAGACATGACGGAGCAACGACTAACTAGAATCGAGGAAAAGCTCGATAAGTTGTCAGAGGCCGTTGTGTCTCTGGCCCGAATGGAAGAGCGAATGGTTACTCTCTTCAACCGAATGGATAAGTATGAAGATCGCCAAGAAGCTCTAGAGGGGAGAATAGACACGGTAGAAGACAGGGTAATTGTCAATGGACAAACCCTTCGCTTCGCAGAGCGTGTATTTTGGATAGTGGCCAGTGCCGCTATTACAGCAACATTTTGGTATTTTAAATGATCCCCGAAACAGTATCCGACTCAGGTATAAACCTAGTCAAAAAATTTGAAGGTCTTCACAAAAAGACAGAAGAAGGTGACGTAAGAGCCTATCGGTGCCCCGCCGGAAAATGGACAATTGGATGGGGCCACTGCAAGGGCGTAAAGTCTGGCATGAGGGCTTCCGTAGCCGAATGTGAGGCAATGCTCGTAGAAGATCTTAACGAAGCCGGTAGAGCTGTTAAGCGTATGGTTAACGTACCGCTATCTCAATCACAGTTCGATTCACTCGTATCATTCGTATTTAATCTCGGATCTGGTAACTTCCAGAAAAGTACGCTTCTTAAAAAGCTGAACTCCGGGAAATATGATGAAATTCCTGAACAAATCATGCGCTGGAATAAAGCACGAGTAGATGGCGTCCTACAGCCTCTCAGGGGCCTTACACGGCGCAGGAGTGCAGAAGCGGCACTGTTTGCCATAGACGCCCCTCTAGCGGACGCTGACGGCGATTTAATGCCACAAAAACCCGAACAACAGGCCCCCAAGTCCTTGAAGAAGTCAAAGACAATGGCAGGGGCGGGTGTAGCCGGGGTTGGTACAATCGGTAGTGTCATTGGTGACGCCGCCACTAACATCGAGGGACTGATAGCATATAGTGATAGCATTAAGCTTATTTTCATTGGCCTTACAATCGCCGGTATCGCTCTCGTAACGTATTCACGCATCAAAGATAATAAAGAAGGCGTACATTAATGTTCCTATTTAGCGGTATTTTTACCAAGATTAAGTTGATTGCGATGGCGGCATTAGCCGCACTCATCCCGATCCTCTACATCATTGGACGCCGCGATGGAGCCAAGGGCGAGGTTGTTAAACAACAGAAAGCCGCCCTAGACGCCGCCGAAGATCGGGCGGAGTTTTATCAGAAAGTAGAGCAAGCAAACAATGAGATTGAAAGCAATAAGCCTCGTGACAAGCGTAGTCTTGTTAACCGGTTGCGCGGGGGCGGTCTATAAGACCGAAGTTGAAGTCTATTGCCCCTCTATCACGCAATATGACGAAGATTTTAACAACGAATTAGCTCTCGAACTTGAAAGCTTACCTGAGACTGATGGTGAACCGGCCATTGTCGAAGCCCTTTCTGACTATGCTTCACTCCGTGACCGGATACGCGCTTGTGAGAAAGAGCGCGACAACCTCAAGAACAAGTAGAGATTAGTGGCAATGGCAGATGTAACAACAGCAGATGGACTTGTAGGCGACCCAAACGCGGTTCCAGTGGCTAATTCAGGCCCGGCTGGAGCATCGGCGTTTAAAGTCGTTAGCTCTTCCGTAGCAGATAATGCAGATTATATTGGCGATGTTAACGTCACTGAAATGACCGGGGATATCTTAAAAGACCCGAGCACATTCATACAAGATAATAACGCTACCCTATCCGATAAAGTACCGACCATTGATGCCAATGCGGCGGGTACAAATATTGATGCAAATAAATTTCAGATGGACACGGATGCCCTTAACGTAGCTGGGGCACAGGGTGCCGCTGATACAGCCGCTGGCATTACACGTCCAAATCAAGCACAAACCTATCAGGCCGCAACTACCTTCGACCTCGTATCTGATCCGACCAATCAAGCCCAAGCGGCAACGATGGCTACCAATCAGGACGCGCTCGTAGATGGAAGCGGCCTTGCTCTTGATATGCAGGGGCTCGGTACAGGGGTTAATG